CAGAAAAGTATCTTATGACATTCCTCGGTGCTGGAGATTATTCCACTGCGACCGCTGGTCAGAATATTGAGACAAATTCTTTGATTGGTGTCGCTGGACCGAATGCTGATCAAATACCACATATGCACCGCGATTTTGAAGGTGTGCGGTGCACTCGCCGCGAATACCTCGGAGCATTGAACGCACATACCGATTTGGTCAAGGGACAGTTGGGACCGATACAGCCTACTAATGCCGTTATGTTTCCTTGGATCTCAACTTTTGCTGGGAATTTCCAGAAGTGGATGCCACTTGGCATAGTTCTTGAGACACAGAGCTACACCAGTATGGCTACCACTTCTGGTGGGCTTGGACAAGTCGGGTTCGCTGTCCTTTATGATGTGTATGCTCCGCTCCCTGTTGATATGAAAGCCCTCCTTAACACTGGAGGGGCGATCGGAGGTAAATGGACCAATGATATGGTCGTGGGAGTTGAGTGTGCAAAGGGGACTAATCCAAATGTCCCTTATTACATCCAGGCACCTGACCAGGCCACACCTCCTGACCAGCATGAGTATGCTATGGGAAGGGTTTGTTATTATGATCAGGGGGCCCCTGATGGAGGATTCCAGTCTGCAGCTGGTCTGTGGATAACATATGACATTCTTCTCCTTGATCCGCGGCAGCCGGGACCCAAGACTCTTGCTATGTCCCACATCCCACTCGATTTTGACGATGAAAACACCCCTCTCAAGCGGTTTGGAGATGAGTCGGCAGAGTACGATGGCATTGGCATCATTGCCATGGACGACCTGACCGTGAAGTTGACTCCTGATCTTGACACATCTGTGGCTTATAAGTTCGAGTTGTTTTTATATTCGGATGGAGCTGAGACTGCCATGGTGCCGGCTAAGTTGGATAACTATGGCGGAGGGTTTTCTGCACTTGATGATTTTACCGGAGATGAGCCTGGTGAGCACACTTCTATTGACACAGAGTCCTCGGCTAGCACGTCAAGTTCGGGCTTTTATGCCATAACCTTATTGTATGATGGATCGGGAACTGATCTCTTTCCACCTTACATTTCCTACCAAACGGCAGTGTTTGCGAATCCAAATGGAGGTGACTTCTTCATCCATACAATGCCACTGAATTCGATCCCTGGCGACCAAAAGATCATCCCGCGTACATATAAAGTGCCAAAGCGAAGTAAAATAGTTGGATCCCACAGCTTGTTTCATAGAGAGGAGGTCGAT